TAGTGATTGTTGTAATGCATTATGGACTGGAGCTTGTTGCCATATTGTACCTCCAATTACCGTTCCCACCTGTGTGGATCCACAGTAAGGTACATATGTCACGCTTAAGCTTATTGGTCGATAGTTTTGGTATGAAGAAGCCATTGTTGCCATTCTAGTTCCTATCCAATAAGCTGGGTTTGCTGTTATAATTGTCATGACATTTGATAAATTATTCCCTATCATGCTGTCAGGTATAGAGTATATCAAATCTTTTCCTGTTATAGTTACTGAAGTTGAGTCTTGTCTAATTATTTTCCATTGCTTATTAAATCTTCTGGCTATTGCTGCTGGTATTCTATTGAATCTTCTTATTGGTCTTTTATTAAATATAGTCTGCTTTATTTTCTTTCTGAGTCTTCGTCTAACACGTTTGGTTTTATTTGACTTTTTAGTCTTAATTGATCTTTTATTGTTATTCATTAATTTCTAAAAATTTGTTACGCCCACTAAACTCTTTAACTCCTCTATATCAAATTCAGCATTAATCTGATCATTGATATATTTTAATTCTTCCTTATTATTAACTTCCGTTCGGATGTTGTATTTTGCTTGCATATTATCCCAGTACTGCGCATACACTAAATCCTCATAATTATCTCTGCCTTTTATATCCATTAACTGTTGTAATTTGAGATTATAAATTTGTGAGAATCCAAAATCGACCACACTTTCCCTCTGTTTTTCTTTGAGCAATTTATTGTAAATGGATTTGAATGATTTCTTAAATGAAGGGTCGTCATGGTAATGATTGTAGATATATGCTGCATGATCTCTATGGGCTTTAGCCATTACCTCAAAAATTTCTATTCCTTTATATGACATTTCATATGACGTGGCTAAATCAAGGTGATACTGCATTAGTGCAGCTGGTTTCTTGTTCTTGGCTTTGATGGAGTATTGTGCAAGGGTGTACAGCTTGGCTGGATTCCTGGTAAGGGTTATGCGTTCATAAGTATTGTCTACATACCATGATCGTAATGAACAGAATTTAAAGGAATCTAAACCTCCTATCTCCAGGAACTTGCATATCTGACCTAAACCCCCTTGTCTATTATCCAATACTTTGAATTCTCCCTCAGGTTTTGACAAGAAGTACTTAGAGTATATACTTCTGATAAAATCATTAGATATCCTCTCTTTGTATAATACAGAGAAGTCATCACCTTTGGAGAATACTACAAAATCATCACCATACTTCAATCCACTTATTTCATTAACAAATATGTTATACATGGCCATTCTTATAGTATTTGCTAATGTAGTATCACTATCCCCAGAAAAGACTGTTCCTAATACTTTATACGTCATGTAGGTCTTGGGTTTCCCATTACAGTGATACTTCACATCCATCGTTTTGTAATAAAGATTAGATAATTTCTTAAACTCTTCTTGAGGTACATGATACACCTTACTGGCGATTCTATTATATATATATCTGTCTAAGGCTTTCAGTGTTATATCTTGTGAATTATCAAAAGCTGATCCATCCCCTTCAACTACTTTTGTGAATCCCTGAGCTGCTAAAGCATTTATTTTATCAGCCATCTCAGTTAAATTCATTCCTCCACAATATCCATTTAGATGTTTTGCACATATTTCTTCCAATTGCCAGCATACAGGTCCCATGGTGTACTTAATACGTTGTGGGATAGAACATACCATTCTTGGTTTTCCATCTGCTGGTTGCAATTCTGCTTTCACAATTGCTTCATAATGAGTTGTTAGAATTCTTTGCTGTTCCTCGATTGAGTAAAGCAGATGAAACATACCGTCATTTTTATAGTATGTTCTAATTGGTGTAATTGCTCTTTGTTTTGGTGCTGACAAGTGTGAAAACCATTGGGCCTCATCGTATGAAAAGTTATCTAAATAGGGGCCCAATTCGTTTTCTATTCTATTGATTGCATACTGTAGGAATTGTTTGGTAACCTTTGATGATGGTACAGGTGCAGTTTTCATCTGTCGTTTCGCTGCTGCAAACAAGGTTTGTTTATTCTTGCCATACATCATAATGTCCTTGTTGTGATTTAGGATGCCTGTACCTAATATCTTAACAAAGCCAGTTTTGGGTGGGGTGTCGTCTTGTATCTCTCTAACTTTAATATTATTAATGGTATCCATGTAGGCTTTGTGTATTCCCAATGTTTTGATGTACTCATAGTGGTCTTGGTTTGTTGTTCTTGATAGCTGAGCTAGTTGTTTATCCTTAATCTGTATAAGTAATCGGGGGAATCCTATGAGTCTATCAAAGGTTGTATCAGTTTCTATAAGACACCCTAGTTTTGTATATTCCCTCAGTATGCTAATGTCATCTTCTTCCAGTGTGGTTTTCGGTATGGACTGTAAAAATGGATGTAGTGATTTATGAAGTTGTTGTGGATTGGTATAGTATGCTACATTATTTGGTTTAGCATGTTCTTCTATGTTATCAGATAGGTAAGTGAAGTCGAATTTTTGGAAAAGAGGGTGCACAGCACCCTGATTATTTAAA